ATATTCAAATAACAATTCAAGACTTAATGGTCTTGAGAGGTGTAATTGACGCAGCAACTAAAGGCGGTGTCTTAGGCGCTGGTGATTTGACCACGGTTGGTATGGTACATGATAAAGTACACGTGATCATAGAAGAGTTTATGGCGAAGCAGAAAGAAGCTCAAGAAGCTGAAGCGCCGCCTGTAGAGGGAGAAGTAAAAGAATAAAATGGCAGTATCAAAAGGAAGAGCTTTATCAGCAACAATTAACAGCGCTACATCATTGATTAAATCATCGATCGATGGCACTGTAACGACTTCGACTCTTGAGCAATCTGCTCAACAGTACGCTAATGCTGCTGCTCTTCCTAGCGTCGGAAACACTTTCGGCGAAATGGCCCTTGTTCAATCTACAAATAGAATGTACGTTTGGAACGGATCAGGTTGGTATAACGTAGCGTTAATTAATACTAATCCAGTGTTTACTACCTCACCTGCTGCAGAATATACTTTTGATGGTGATTCACCAAGAAATAATATTACTATTACAGTTGCGGCTTCTGATCCAGAAAGTTTAGGAGTATCATTTAGTTTTGAGACCGGTGGTAGTATGGATTCTATGGCTAGTGTGACTCAGGATTCTTCAGTCTTTACTTTGGTTCCAAAAGGAAATGACAGTTTAACAGACGGCGTAACACTAACAGGATCTTTAACTATTAAGGCAACAGATGGCGTTAATATAGTTCCAGCTGTTTCAAGTTTTACTTTAACATTCATTACCACTCTGTTTAATAGTGGTGAGACTCAGGCTCTTATGAAAGCTACTGGTACTGGAGACAATAATACGTTTCTTGATGGATCAACAAGTAATCATACTGTTACTCGCACTGGAGACACTGAACAGCATGCTTTTAGTCCTTATCGTGAAAATGGATACTCAATGTATTTTGATGGTAGTGGAGATTATTTACAAATCGCTGATAACTCAGATTTTGATTTAGCAGGAGAGTTCGCATACGAGTTTTGGTTATACAGGACAGGATCAACTTCTGGAACTTATCAAGCAATATTAGGTTCTAATGGCAGTGGAAGTAATGGACTTGCTTTTTATATTACTCAAAGTACCGGAGCTTTAGGTATTTTCTTCAGTAGTTTTATAATTCCTGGAAGTGCTGGAGATATATCAGATAGTAAATGGCATCATGTACTCTTGATGCGTGATAGTTCTGACTTATTACAACTCTTTATAGACGGAAAAAGAGTTTCTAGTTCAACGAACAATACAACATTCACTGATAACTCATCTGGTGGTGGAACTAGAATTGGATATGATATAAGTGCAAATGGTTATTTCAAAGGTTATTTAACTGATATAAGATTAATAAAAGGATCAACAGGAGAATATTCATCTGGTACATCTATTACAGTACCAACTGAAAGATTAACTGCTATTACAAATACAAAACTATTGATAGGCGGTAATAGAATTTATGAATTTCTTGGTACTCCAACTACCGCATCTCAGAAATCATTATATTTTGGAACAAATAGTAATAACTATCTTCTTAACTATGGCGATCAAGCGGCCTTAGAATTTGGTACAAACAGCTGGACAATTGAAGCTTGGATATACTCTACGGGAACTATGTCTAATGCTGGTATTTTCAGTAGAGGTGCTAACGGATCTTTTTGGCACTCTTTACATATGACTAGTGCATCAACCATTAAATATGTTTTAAGTAATGGTGCTGGACAAGAATGGAACTATACTAGCAGCGGTAGTACTATACCAACAAATACGTGGGTTCACGTAGCACTTGTAAGAAGATTTGGTACTGATATAAAACTATATGTAAACGGAACTGCAATTAAAACTGACACATCTAATGCCTCTACAACACTAGGTGACAGCACTGCAGATTTTAAAATAGGATTTGAAAGATTCCAAGGGAGTGGTGGAGGTTTCAACGGGTATATTTCTAACTTTAGATTTGTAAACGGCACTGCGGTATATACAGGAAACTTTACAACACCAACAAGTCCATTGACTAATGTTACAAACACAGTTATATTGCATCACGGATTAACAAATGAAGTTACTGGTGGTGTAGGAAATCCATCAAATACAAGTGTGACTGTAAACAATCTTAGTCCTTTTAATAGTCCTAATCATACAGTTACACCTTATGGTAATACTCTTATAACGGGATTCAGTCCATATAATCGAGGAGGTACATACAGCAAAACAACAGAAGGTGGATCTGCATTGTTTGATGGTAATGGAGATTATTTATCATATCCTAGTAGTGCAGATTTTGCTCTTGGAACAGGAGATTTTACATTAGAGGCTTGGGTTTACCCAACATCTGCTCCTGGCGGTGGTGTTAATAATGATATGTGTATATTTGGACATTTTGGCTCTCCTTCTATGTTTTTCTTTTTAGATAACTCAACACTTGCGCCTAAGTTATGGAACGGTACTTCTACTATGTCATCTTCTATAGGTCTAAATGTTAACATATGGCATCATGTAGCTTTTTCACGAACTTCCGGAACCTTAAAGATTTTTGTTAATGGTGCAGAAGGTCATAGTTCATCATATACTTTTGATCATACTGCGACAACTGCTCCTTATACCGGAAAAAGCAATGTTGCTGCGAACAGGTACTTTCATGGATTTATATCAGACTTAAGATTAGTCAAAGGAACAGGGGCTTACACAAGTGACTTTACTCCACCAACTTCTCCTCTCACAGCTATAACAAACACAAAACTATTGTTGAACATGACAAATGCAAAAGTTTTTGACGCATCTCAATCTCGAAGACTTATGAGTTTTGGTGGTGATACTGTTGCATCATCAGGACAACAACACTTTGGAGAAAATACAATTTTCTTTGATGGTACTGGAGATTATATTGATATGGATAACCCTATTGAGGGACTTGAAGATCATACACATGAAGCGTGGGTATATCCTACTGCTGGTGATAGTACTTATAAAGGTTTTTGGTCCTCAATCGAAGCAAATGGTGCTTTAGGTATTAATGTGGCGAAAGATATAGCAGGAGGCCCTTCTAATAGCTCGGCAGCTCTAGTTGCATTTAATCCAGTTGTACCTGACAATGAATGGAGCCATGTTGTCTTACAAAGACAAAGTGGTGTCCATGCTCTTTATAGAAACGGAGTGCTTCAAGGAACTTCAACACAAGCTGTAAATTTTACTAATTCATACTTAAGACTAGCGTCTAGGTATCAAAACAACTCAACTTGGGCTTTTGGTGGGTACATGCATGACTTTAGAATCAGTAAAGGTTTAGCTCGTTATCCTTATATATCAAAACCTGTAACATTGACTCAAACTAATTCTGGTATGGAAAAACCAGACGGTGAAACTCCTACAGCAACAGCATCCAATACTAAGTTACTTGCATTTACTACATCAACAATTACAAATGATGCTTCAGCTAGTAATCATACTCTAACGGCCGCTAATTCCGCAGCGGCATCTACTAATGCTCCTGCTATTGGAATGCATTCAGTATATATTCCTAACGGTGATGTTGATATTATAAGCGCCGCAGCTTCAGCTGATCATCAAATTTATGGCGGTGATTATACAGTTGAAGCATGGCTATATGTGACTACATTTAATTCTCACGGCTACTGGATTAGTAAAGGTGGTAATACAAGTAGAGAATGGGGTTTTGGAGTTACAGCAACAGGTCTTACTACTTATTGGAATACAACTGGTTCAGGTGGTGCAGGTGATAGCAGTTTTATACCAGCGGTCACTAATAAAGCGAATGAATGGTTTCATGTAGCTTTTACTAAATCCAGTAATACACTAACTACTTTTAAAAATGGTAATATTCTAGGTACAGGAACTTTCACTTCAATATATGGTGGCAATGGCACATTGAAAATAGGAAGATTAATGGATTATACTGGTATTGCACATTCATTTAATGGTTACATAAGCAATTTACGTATAATAAAAGGCGAAGCAATATATTCCAAAGACTTTACTCCAGCAACAACTGCACTTAAAGCCTAAGTTAAGCACATTTTACATATAAATAGTAAAAAACTATTTGTATGGAAAAATCATGGCCGTAGTAAATTCAAGAGACGATTTAATAGACTATTGTAAGAGAGTTCTCGGAGAACCAGTCATCGAAGTAAATCTTGATGATGATCAGATATCTGATAGAGTTGATGAAGCATTACAATATTTTCAAGAATTCAATAGTGATGCTACTCACAGAACGTACATCAAACATCAAGTAACTCAAGATGATCTAGACAATAATTATATAACAGTACCAAGTTCTGTTCATATTGTAACTAGATTATTACCACTATCAAATGCAATCAATAGTTCAACTAACATGTTCAGTGTTAAGTATCAGATGATGCTTAATGACATAGCTGACTTACAAAATTTTGCAGGTGACTTAGCTTATTATAATCAAATGCAGCAGTACTTAAATTTAATAGACATGCAGTTAAACGGAAAGCCCTTAGTTCAGTTTCAAAGACATCAGCATAGACTCCATATACTTGGTGACTTAAATGATGGTGACATCAAGAAAGATGATTTTATAATCTTAGAAGTATATCAAATAGTTGATCCGAATAGTTTTACAAGTGTTTACAATGATAAGTTTGTGAAAGAATACACGGCTGCATTAATGAAAAGACAATGGGGTCAAAACTTAATAAAATTCGAAGGAATGCAACTTCCTGGAGGTGTGAGTATTAATGGACGTCAGATATATGAAGACGCTCTACAAGAGATAGAAAGACTAAGAGAATCAGTAAGACTTGAACATGAAATGCCACCAGACTTTTTTATGGGATAAAACATGGCGCTTAATCATTACTTCAGCCAAAAAGTTCGTTCAGAACAACAGTTATATGAAGATCTAATCATAGAATCTTTAAAGATCTATGGTCAAGATGTCTATTACCTTCCAAGAACAATCGTGAATCAAGACAGACTACTAGGTGAGGATATTCCGTCCAAGTTTGGAAGCGCGTATAAAGTTGAGATGTATATTGAAAATACTGAAGGATTTGATGGAGAAGGAGATCTCTTTACAAGATTTGGTGTTGAGATAAGAGATGCTGCCACCTTTATAGTTTCAAGAAGAAGATGGGAACATGTATTTGCACAGGCAGCGTTTCCAAGTGAAGCGACTATAGGTCGTCCAAAAGAAGGTGACGTAATTTATTTACCGTTGTCTAATTCTATGTTTCAAATAATGCATGTTGAACATGAACAACCTTTCTATCAACTAAGTAATCTTCCAACCTATAAGATGCGCTGTGAGTTATTTGATTATTCAGATGAGGACTTTGATACTGGTGTAGCTGCCATTGATGCTGTTGAAGGTGAAGGACATACACTGTCATTGTTACTTGCAGCAGGAACTGACAGTCAGGCACCTGATTTCTTTAAAGGTGAGTCTGTATTACAAAGAAGAGCAGATGGCGTTACTATGAGAGGCGAGGTGTTAGCATACGATAGATCTACAAACATCGTAAAGGTAACACACATTGGACCTGATAGCGGTGGATTCGGTACATTCCAGATCAGCAAAACTGTTGCTGATAGTCAATACAATACATGGCTAATAAATGATAGAGTTGAAACTCCTTTCCAAGGAATTACTGCTGACTCTGATCCAAGAAGACAGATACTTGCTATTGCTGATAGTACCGCAAATGATCTTATAAATGCACAGACTCGAGTATTTGATGCTGCTTCTGGAAATGATCTGTTTGACTTTGATTTCTTAGACTTTACTGAAAGAAATCCATTTGGTGATGCGGAGGATAATTAATGTTTGAATATTTTTATCATCAAAAAATTAGAAAAGCAGTTGCGATGTTTGGAACTATGTTTAATCAAATTCATGTGGTTCGAACAGATGCAAACGGAGGAACATTAAGTCAAGTAAGAGTTCCTCTTGCATATGCACCAAGAGAAAAATATCTAGCAAGAATTCAAGCAGATCCAGATCTGAGAGAAAATACACGAGTAGCTCTAAAACTACCAAGACTCGCTTTTGAAATAACATCGATATCTTACGATCCAAACAGAAAGATTCCAAAGTTAAATCGATTTAGTGTACAGAAAAAAGGACAAGGTAATAGAGATTTAAGAGGATCTTTATATTCACCAGTACCTTATATAATTAGTTTTCAATTGAATGCTTTTACTAAAACTCAAGATGACGCATTACAAATTGTGGAACAAATTATTCCTTACTTTGCACCACAATATACGTTAACAATCAAACCATTTACAGAATATCCTAATATAAAAGAAGATGTACCAATAACTATTCAAGGTGTAAATTTTCAAGATGATTTTGAAGGATCATTGGAGCAAAGACGAACAATAATATACTCCATGGATTTTACAATGAACATAAATTTCTATGGACCAATAAGAGAGTCTGCACTTATAAATAGAGCTACAGGCAACGTAGAATTTTCTGGCGACTCTGCAGGTGCAAATACAATAGTTCAAAAAGTTGTAGTACAACCAAATCCTGCAGATGCAAGTCCAGACGAAACATTCGGATTTACAGTTAGTACACTAGAAAACTTTGCGCCAGATCTAACAGAACTTGGTCAGTTCTTTAAGAAAGGATACGTTAATACTAATTATGTTGAAGATAAAACAGTTAAATAAAGGAGCAAATAGATGGCAATCATATTAAGAAGTTCCAAAGACAGCGCATTGACATTTGCAGAAATGGATGGGAACATAACCGATCTTGATACAAGGATTAATGCCATTGATTCAGCTTTTATTAAAGCTGTTGCAGGAACAGACTCAGCAAACGTTATTAAAGTCGTACAAGGAACAGTTGATTCTGCTTACGTACGAGGTAAAGTAACAACAGATCAAAACTTAGGAAAATCTGATAGTGTTGTTTTCAGTAGCTTACAGGTTACTGGAGACTTAGTAGTTAATGGAACAACTACAACATTAAGTAGTAATACATTAAGTGTTGGGAACAGAAATGTTATATTAGCAGATTCTGCGGCTAATGCTGCAGCAGCTGACAGCGGCGGAGTAATACTAAGAGGTGCTAATGCTAACATACTATACAAAGTTGCAAACGATAAATGGAACTTTAACAAAGGAATAGTAGCACCAGATTTATCAGGTAAATATCTTGGAGCCGAATCAGATTTTAGCGATAACATTGCTAATACTACTACAGATAGTTTGGCAGAAGGAACTTCTAATTTATATTTTACAAACACAAGAGTAGATAATAGAATTAGTTTAGTTGTTGATGCAAACTATGTTCAGGCAAGGCAAGCAAACTTTGACTTTTTAGATTCTGCTGAAGCGATATCAATATTTGATTCAGCTTACGTAAATGCAAGAGTCAATCCTGATTTATTTACAGATTCTGCTGAAGTAGTTGCGATTGCAGACTCTGCATACGTACAATTAAGACAAGATAAATCTTTTGCTTCCTTAACAGGAAAACCAACAACATTAGCTGGATATGGAATAACTGATGGTTTTAAAGCAGATGGTTCTACTGCAATGTTGGGTGTGCTTAACTTGAATAGTAATGCTATAACAAATGTAACTACGATTGCAGCTAATACAATAAATGCAAATGTAAACTCAACAACAGCAAATATCACAAACTTAGATGTAAGTGGAACTGCAGATTTTGCTGGGGCAACGATTACTGGTCTAGATACTATGGATTCTGATCTTGTGGTAGCTTTGATTGATTCGGCTTATGTTAAAAATTTAGCAGATTCAGCATATATTAGAACAGTTGCATCAGATCTCGACTCTGCGTTAACTCAGCAAATGATAAATTCTGCATATATTCAAGCTAGACAAAAATTATATAATACAAGCGATTTTACAGACAGCGCTTTTGTTAATTCAAGACCTGTATCTACTTTTACTAATGATGCAAATTATTTAAATAGTGGATCGATATCTGGAGTAGTAGACAATGCTTATGTACAAGCAAGACAAATACAGTATAACACAAGTGACTTTCTTGACTCGACTACAGTTTCATTAGTTGTCGATGCCGCATACGTTCAAGCGAGATCAGCAGCAGCTACTGATACTTTAGCAAGCGTAACTGCAAGAGGTGCAACAACTGGAGTAGCGACATCATTTACTAACGGTGTTACAGTTACAAATGGTTTAGTTACAGATTCAATAGCAAATACCGGAATAGGATTTGGAGCTTTAACAAGTGCAAGTGATATACAGTTAAGTGCTAATAATGGAACTGGAGTTGTAAATGTTCTTACAAGTAAAATTACTAATGTAGGAACACCTACAAATGCTACAGACGCAGCAACCAAATCTTATGTTGATTCAGGTAGAACAAGTTTTAGAAGTGATTATATAATAGCAGAACTTGGTGCAAAAACTACTACGACAACGACAGATGCATTTATGCCATTGAATACTACTCCTATTGCGGAGTACAGTCCTACAGTAGGTTATAGTTTTAGTGGAACAGAAGCTATTAGAACAGATATCGCTGGACATTATACTGTAGGAACTACAGTTACTTGGTTTAAGAAAGAAGGACAAAACAGTTTAAAAGTTGCGTTACAACATAGTACAGGATCAGGATTCAGTAATATTCCCGGAGGAATGGGAACAATAAATTGTGGTGATTCTGGATTTGGATCAATAACACTAGAAACCAATTTAGCTCTTTCTGCTAATGATCTTGTGAGAGTTAACATAGATCAAAACAGTGTGTCTCCACCAAATTCAAATGATAATACACAAAATTATATTTCTTCACCTGGAATATCAGGAGAAGGTGCTCATCCAGGATTTAGTATACTAAAAGTTATGAAGATAGGATAAATTATGTCAGAAGAAAGCCGGTGCGTTGTTACATTACACAAAGGTGTAGATACAGCTAAATTTATGGAAGACATGAAGGCTGTCGGTTATGTCCTTCATGATGAAAAACAAGGCAGTGTCAGTAATTTTGATTACATCATGACAAAAGCTCAGGCTGATAACTTGAAATCACAAGATCCAAGAATTAGAGATATTAGATATGGATCTAAAGCTTCTAATGGTATCTTACCAGTAGCAAGTGTCTTACAACCTGCTATAGATTTTGATAAGACTTCTACAGTTAATGGAGCAAACTGGGGCTTGGCTGCATCTGCATTTACGACAGATAAATGGAATGGTAATCCTTCTGCTAGCAATCAGCAATATCCATACACATTAACAGGACGAGGTGTTGACGTTGTCATTATGGACAGTGGTATACAAGCAGATCATCCAGAATTTTTTGATACACCAAGAACACAAGCGGGACCCACTGGAAGTAGTAGATATCAAACTGTCGACTGGCCAACAATAAGTCAAAAAGTTGGCATTTATACTCAGCACTCAGATTATCATCGTGATTTGACTGGTCATGGGACACACGTTGCTGGAATAGCTACAGGAAAAATAAATGGTTGGGCTAAAGAAGCAAATATATTTAGTTTAAAAATTCTTGATGATGCAACTACCGCTTTTGGTGTAAGTGCTGCTTTGACAATGTTGAGGTCTTGGCATAACTTGAAAAAAGCAGCAAATCCAGATGATAGTACAATTCCAATAAGACCAACAATTGTTAACATGAGTTGGTTATATCTTGGAACTAATACTAGAACACTAACCGGTGGTGTATGGAGAGGATCATCTTTTGCTAGTACTCCTGCACCCTCAAATACAAGTCTTGGACAGGGTCATCTTAAAAAATATGGTTTAATTCCTTATGAAGCAAATGGAGATGGTTATTGGTTTCATCCAGTAAGAGTTTCGAGTGTTGAATCAGATATTGAAGATTGCATAAATGACGGTATAATTTTTGTTGCATCTGCTGGTAACCACCAATATCAAATAGACGTTCAAGGTGGACCAGATTATGATAATTATTTTTTATACACAGGTTGGGACGTTGGTGCAGGGAACTTAGGTGTACCAAATCAAATACAATATTATCATAGAGGATCTACTCCAGTGGCCCAAGATGGAGTTTTATGCGTTGGTGCCATTGATAGAACATATACTTCAAACAGAGAAAATATTGGTGGATACAGCAATAGAGGTCCAAGGATAGATGTTTTTGCTCCAGGTAGTTCTATAATGGGTCCAATATCAAACACCTCTTCGGCTATTAATACACAAAATTCTATAAACTATACATTAGATAATAGTTTCAAAGTTAACAAGCTATCAGGAACTAGCATGGCCGCACCACAAGCAACAGGAATATTAGCGGGTTTATTGCAAACAAGATGTACTACTAAAACAACTATATCGAAAGAAGACGCATTTGCTTACATAAAAGATAATTGTGAAGCTGGTAGATTGTATGATCCTACTTCTGGAAATCCTGCTAATGATTATGACAATTCTAGAGCTTTACATAATGCACCTAATAATTTTTTGAAACAACCTGTAAATAGCACTCGAGCTTTTGCACATGGAACTAGTGCCTTAAGTGACTTACTAGATAATTAGGAGATAGTTATGACAGATAAACCAGATGAAAACGTTGAAAATGATTATGAATATTCTAAAAGAACATACTATGATCTTATAGAAAAAGGTCAAAATGCTTTAGATGATATGATAGACGTTGCCAGAAACTTAGAACACCCGAGAGCATACGAAGTCTTGTCAGGTATGATTAAAAACGTATCTGATGTAAATGACAGATTAATGGATTTAAATAAAAAGAAAAAAGATTTTTATAAGAACGATACAAAACAAATTGAAGGTAATAATACAACAAACAATAATCTCTTTGTTGGATCAACAACAGATCTACAAAGAATGCTAAAGAATGTTAGCGATAACGATAATGTTATCGATATAAATGAAAGAAAACCTTCTGATGATGAAAATAGCTGATGCATATCTTGGCAACCCCAACGTAAAGAAAGATGGAGTTGTACAATCTTGGACTAATGACGAAGTTCAAGAATATGCTAAGTGCATGAATGATCCCGCTTATTTCGCAAAAAAGTACTGTAAGATAATATCTCTTGATGAAGGACTTGTAGACTTTAATCTATATCCTTATCAAGAAAATATGTTTAAAGCTTTTAATACAAATAGATTTAACATAGTACTTGCGTGTCGACAATCTGGAAAGTCTATATCTTCTGTTGCATATCTTCTTTGGTTTGTTTTATTTCAACCAGAAAAGATAGTTGCAATCATGGCAAACAAAGGCGCTACTGCTCGTGAGATGTTAGGGCGTGTGACATTAATGTTAGAGAACCTGCCTTTCTTCCTTCAACCTGGCTGTAAAGCTTTGAACAAAGGTTCGATCGAGTTTTCAAATAACTCTCGGATTGTGGCAGCTGCAACGAGCGGGTCATCAATTCGTGGTATGTCAGTCTCACTTCTGTATTTGGACGAGTTTGCTTTTGTGGAAAGAGCGTCTGAGTTTTATACATCTACATATCCTGTTATTTCATCTGGTAAAGAAACCAAAGTTATAATTACGTCTACTGCTAATGGTATCGGAAATGTTTTTCATAAACTCTGGGAAGGTGCCACTCAAGGCGTAAATGAATATCATCCGTTTAGAGTTGATTGGTGGGACGTTCCTGGTCGAGATGAAAAATGGAAAGCACAAACAATATCTAATACTTCTCAACTTCAGTTTGATCAAGAATTTGGAAATACATTTTTTGGAACTGGTGATACGCTTATTCATGCTGAAACATTATTAAATCTAAGAAGAAAAGAACCTATTGAATATACAAGAGATTCTGTTAAAGTATACAAAAAACCAATAAAAGGTCATAATTACGTAATGACCGTAGACGTTGCGAAGGGAAGAGGACAGGACTATTCAACCTTTAACTTAATCGATATAAGTACGAACCCTTTTGAGCAAGTAGCTGTATATCGCAACAACACTATCTCTCCGTTACTCTTCCCTAATGTTATATATAAGTACGCTGAATTCTATAATCAGTGTATAGTCGTTATAGAATCAAATGATGCTGGACAGGTCGTATGCAACGGTTTATATCATGAATTAGAATATGAAAATATGTTCGTTGAATCCACAATAAAAGCAAGTGGACTTGGTTTAAACATGACAAAGAAAGTAAAACGTATTGGTTGTTCTGCATTTAAAGATTTAATAGAGAATCAAAAAATAGATATATGCGATGAAGATACAATATTAGAAATATCAACATTTGTAGCAAGAGGACAATCGTATGAAGCCTCTGAAGGCAATCACGATGATTTAGTTATGAACTTTATTTTATTTGGATTCTTCGTAGGAACAACATATTTTGGTGAACTTACTGATATCAGCATTAAAAAATTAATGTTTGAACAAAGAATGTTAGAAATAGAAAATGACGTACTGCCTTTCGGAATTCATGATGATGGATTACCAGAAACTCATATTGAAGTTGAAGATGGTTGGGCTATCGAATACTCTAATAAGAATTTTTAGAAAATAAAATTATATAAATATAGTTAATTGAACATAACCGTATTATGAAAACAAAAAAACTTATAATTTCATATTTGGAAGGAACGAGACATGGCTTTATTCGCACCATCTGAGTCTCCAGCCGTAGTTGTCAAAGAAATTGATCTAACAGGTATAGTGCCTAACGTCCAGTCATCGACTGGTGCATATGTTGGAAGATTTCGTTGGGGACCTAGCGGCGAAACAAGACTCATATCCAATGAGGCAGGACTCATTGAAACATATACTGCGCCTGATAACGCGCATTCAGTAGATTTCCATGGAGCATCATATTTCTTAAACTATTCTAGTAGCATGCAAGTTATTAGAATGCACAATGGAGCTAACAACTCTCATAGTGGAGATAGTGCATCCTTGGCAGTTGCTATCGGAAACGAAACAGACTTCGAGGCTCAGTTATCAGCCCTCGATTCAGATAATATTGGATA